TTTGCAATTCCAACAGTAGTCCTACCTTTTACTCCCCTTATAATTAATAACGATCTATTCCCGTCATATCTACCGCCGACATTACCATTTTTTACCATGTCAATCATTCTAACTTGTCCTAGCGTGGGCTGGAATACGTTTTCATACGCACGAATAAAACAACCCAACGATTTACTTGACGAATAGCTTCCCCCGTAAATATCGAATAGTCCGTAGTCTGCTGCTCCTTTTCTAATTGAATCGTTATTCCAAGAATTTATAGTATCAACAATATTACACGAGTCTTTTGTGTATCCGTCACCACCTGCGACATAACCATAGTAACCAAATATCATTCCCCCATTACGGCCTATGTCTATTTGAGGTGACGACCATTCTATATGTAGATTTGTAGCATGTATATAGGCGCCATTACTCGCTTCCAAAGTCCCGCTAACTAATACGTGATTTTCGTCCTTTAAAGTGAGTTGGGCATCTGTTGCAATTAAGTCAGAAAGGTTATAGCTAACAACAATTGTGTCGCCATTGCTAGGATTTACGTCAGTCGCTCTATTATTTGGGGAAGGGTCTATAAAAGGATTAGTGTTCCAAGCGTGAGCAATCGTAATATCCTGACCGCTTACAGCTGTAATTTCCCTGTGTTGTAGTTTTGCACTACCGCTATTAATAACTAATATGCGGCCTATGTCGCTTGACGCAGGAGTGAAGCCACTAACTGTGACAGTTGTACCACTAAACGAGCTTATAGTACCGCTTTTATAAGGTGTATTGTAAACCGCCATTTTAGCCTCTTGTTACAATTAAATTTGTTAAGTTTGTTCCATCAAAATCACTATAGAATGAATCCTCTATAGGATACCCATTTGCATTTTCTGTAGAATTTATAAACCGGTATATTGTGTCGCTTTTATAATCGCATGTCAAAACTTCGCCAGAAGCTATAGTAGCTTCTACTCCTGTATACTCCACATCACCCGCAACATCTATCCAAGATAATGTATCTGTGTCATCTACCCATTGAGTATTGTAATCCGTGCCGTCTATCTTAGATAAAACTTGACCAGCTAGGCCACCAGCTGGCACCCCATTACCAGGCAAGCCTTGACTTCCTGTTTTTGAAACTGTTACATTCGTCTGGTTTGGAGTTACTAAAACTTGGCGTATTACCTTATTGACTGTTACTCTTGTAACGTTGTTTGTAATAGAAATTTTAGACATTAGAGCAGCCATTTACAGCGACGAAAGTACCCCTTAAAAACATTTCTTCATTTAAGTTTTCATCGGTGATTATTATTTCATGTGTATATGTCTTTTCTTCTAGTAGTGCAGTTTCTGTTTTTCTAAATTGTGGGTAAAATGTTTTTGTAGTTGGATCTGGTATATAAATTCCTGTTAATACAGAGCTGCCTACCTCAACTAACTCTAAGACCTTATTGCCACAACCATCATAAATATTCATTTTTATATCTTGATTGGTTAGGTCTGGCCCTGCCCCGTCTATCGTTATTGAAACTGGATCAAAATCTAAACCTATAAATATCTGCATACAGTTTGCAGCATCAAAATTTAATATTCCACAAGACATTTAATTAACCTCTTCATCATAAATAGCTGTCATGCCTTCTTCTACTTGTTCAGGGCCAAATTCTTGTTTTAGCTCTAGCATAGGTCTCAAGGCTTCTGCTAACTGCTCGTTTTCCCTCTTCAGTTTTTTTACATTCTTTGAGAATTTTGTGCCCGTTAATTCGCGAGACATTTTATCATTAGTAGACCATCCACGATCTATAATTATTTCTGCACCTTGTGCGGCTTTTTTCATATCTGTTGAAGGTTTTACTGAACCCGTCCAACTTGACCAAAGCCAAGCGCCAACAGTCAAATATTTTGATGGATCTCTCCAAGCTTGTAAAAATCCAGGAGCTTGCACAGTTTTATTAAGATTACTTGAAATAAACCATTCTTTATAAATTGGCTTACAAAAATCTATCGAGAAATCTTCACGCACTGAATCTAAATACATCTTAAATTCATTAATAGCAGCTTGTGAAGCTGAATAATTTTGATTAAAAGATAGTGTTAAAATTTCTGGTGGAATACCCAACGACCAACCTATTGACTGGAGCATCGCACCCTCAAAATTAGGAAAGTTTACGTCAGTTCCTTGACTATGAAAACCAACTGGCTCTTCGCCTACTTCCAATTCCTCATAGACTATTCCTGGCATTTGTGAAGCTAGATTAAATTTTCTAGGTGCTTTTTGTGAGGATAATTGAATAGAGTCTTTATGTATGGCCCCCCCGCTTACAGGCATACTTGACATTTTATCTTCAGTTTTCTTTATATACATCGCTAAGAATGAATTGATTACAGCCTTTCTTTGAGCGCTATCTCTATAGCGGTCTATTTCTTTTAATGACTGTAATACTCTTGACAGTAAAGGCATTCCTCTAACTTCGCCCTTTCTGGGTTCTTTGCCATAAAGTAAAAAAGACATAGTTCTTTTACTTCTTATTCCAAAAGACGCAATTCCTTGAAAATCTAAATTATCGTTTTGTATCCAATACCTAACATGACGATTTCTTTGATCCAACTCAATACCGTCAACTATTCTGTGACCTTCAGGAATTGGCTTTTCAGTCAAAGGGCTTTGAACCCTATCACCACGGATTAATTGAATATTTGGCAATCCTGTTCTACCAGAACGAATAATAACAAGAACATCGCCAGCAATTAGGGCCTCTTCACGTGCTTTTTTCTGAATCTCATTAAAAGTCAATCTCTGCGAATAGTCACATAGCTTGGGATCGTTTGCCCAAATCTGAAAAATGTTTTCTAAATTCTCTGACCAGTTACCAAGAAACTCTTCATCAATACCTAATATTGTAGGCTCCGGCGTTGCCTCAAGAGCCATACCTGTATTAATTTCATTGTTGACTAATCGGTCAATAATACCGGCTGCATAATGATTACCCTTAAATAGCTGTGCCGACTTTTGCCGCAATGACCAGTAATCTAGTTCAGTATCATATTGGTATCCAAATCCCCCAGGGTATTTATTACCGTTGAATACATGTTGATTATACTCATCATAGGCCTGTATCTTTATTTGCCCGTCATTTTCGGCTACTTCTCCATTAGAAGCACCAAATAAATTTTTAATAAAACCGATCATAATTAAAACTGTGGCCTCACTATTTGAACTCCAGAACCGTCTAATCTAGCACACATCACGGCCAATTGATTCATCATTCCATCAATCACGCGCTGCATTTCAGACAAGCTTGCTTTTGTTACTACCTGCCTTGATTGGCCTGTATCTAGTGTATAAGATAGTATTGCACCGGATGCAATTTGAAAATATGCGTCTTCAAGAGCTTCAATACGCTGTTTAAGCTTATCAATTCTTTGCTGTAAGTAGTTTGAATCTATGGGCATAACGAAAGCCTTTGAGGTTTTAGATAATTATACAATCAATAATCAAACTTGCAAACATTGATATTTTAGATATAAGGCCTTTCTTTATGTCGCTTTTTGATATAATCAGAACCAAACTCTAAATAATCCCACCAAAGATCCCATGATACTGTTTCAGCCTCTAGGTAATTTATACAAAAATTATAAGCCATTATTTCTATGGCAGCAGAGTTGTAGACTAGCAAATCCCATAATTCATTTCTAACCCTGTCCGGTCTATGCCAGTAGTAGGATACACGACCATATTGATCTGTTTTCTTTCTTCTGCTTTCTGTCGTTAATTCCTTCATTTCCTTGTCAAGCATGTCAACTGGCGCATTAAAATGGTAATCAGGCTGTAAGCCCTGTATATCGTCCCATTCTCTGCGAAGTGTAGGCGCTAATCTATCTTTATAATGGTCTACAATTATTCTATAGCCTTTTGTGCCTATTTGCGTCTCGAACTCGCCAAACTCTCTAATAGTCTGACTCTTGGCCGGTCTATCTCTACCTAATATAGGATAAACACCGGTTGTATATTGTGAACAAAATGAACAAACAGTATCGTTTCCAAATCCTGAGTCTATTAGAGTAATAGAAATACCCATATTATCATATTTTCTATTTTCTATAATATCTCTTAATCTAGGCCATGCGCGGGAATTAACATCTGTACAGTCATAGTCCGGCTCTCCCTCTGGAGCTTCTATCAATTCATAATCCAGTAAAAATGATCTACAGCCGCGAGTCCATCCGATAATACTAAGATCTAAGCTCTTTTGGTGAACGTCCACCGCCATAGTAATATTAAGTATTGGGCTGCCTGTAACTTTCTTAGAGTACTCTTGAGGTATGTTACCACGGCTATACTCTGCACGCTTATGAGCATTAACCATTGAAGTAGTAAGCTTAGTACCAAGCATTTTAAAAGGCTCACCAAGAACGTTATTGTAGAATACTTGATATTTACCTATATCCTTAACACGCTTTGATATTGGGTCATATCCTTCAAGGTAAGCGGCAACTGATTTATACCAAGGTTGCATACCAATGGGAGAGTAAAGAGCTGGTATGTGATAAGATCTAATATCTTTATCTACTGGTATTGCTGTAGGCTTCCAATGTGCTCCATGCTCTTCTGAGAATAGATTTACTTTATCGTGTTCATAATGTTCTGTGCCACATTGCTCACATTTATACCTAACTGATTCATTAACTAACCTACCTTTTTCAGTTTCCCATACAAAACCAAAATCTTGACCGGTTCGCTGGTTTCTTCCACTCCATCTTAAATATTGTGGAAAATTACAATGCTTGCATAATACATAATATTTTCTTTGATCGCCGCGTTCATACTGCTTTCTTATTTTAGAAGTATCCCAAATCAAAGGAGTAGAACCCCTGAATATTTTACGCCTCTCCCAATAAGCCGCGCAACGGTCATCACTTAAGCTATCTGGGTCACCATCTTGACCTACTGTTTCAGGCCATGCGTCAATTTCATCTTTAAGCATTACCATAATTGAAAATGATCGCATTTTATTGGCATTATTAGCCCCAAATGGCACCATATAACCACCACCTTCCCACTGTATATGGTCGCGAGTCTTACCGGACTTTCTCGCATTACCCTCATCACTAGAACGGATTATATCAGCAAAACCAGAATGATTAATCATAGGAATAAAGTTATTCTCTACACGGGCAGCGGCAAGCTCCTTATCTGCCGTCATATACATCAAAGGAACTGTTTTTACTTCCTTCATAAAATAAAGAGCGCCAGATTCTAAGAGAGTGGAATAAGTAATCTGTACGCCCTTCATTAGATTTACTTCACGCACTGGAGAGTTAATATCAAAGCAATCAATTATTTCTCTCATGAATGGATTAACATCATAACGAATATATCCAGGCATAGAGGTTACGGATTCTGGTAGATAGCGATTTTGCTCGTTAAATGTCGATGGTTTTATATGTGTTATTTCATCAGTTAAATTATTAACTTGATCAATTAACCAGTCGCCGCCTATAATCATGCTCTAACTTTCCCTAAAACACGCTCTACAATTTTATCCTGCTGGTCAAGTGCATCCTCAGCACGTTTATTTAATTCAGCTTGATGTTTGCATAATTCGGCATGTGCTTTAGTATCGCGAATAGCTGTTATTAACTTTTGCTCATATTTATTTCTAACGTCTTCTAACTCTCGATTATGTTTCCAAGCATAAAAACAAGCGCCTATCATAAAGCCACACCAAAAAGCTACAAATGTCATTTTATTATTCCCCTTTTACTTATCAAAAAATTTCTATAAAACTAAAACCGCTATCGCAAATAAAAGAACGATCATAATTAGAAAAGCAGACATATCATAATCATAAATCAATCTTCGAAGTCTTCCATTTCTTGTTTTATCGTCCTGGCTACCTTAGCCTTCATCGGTCTAATAAAACTCTGTAAAGTTTCGCGCGCATATTTTTCACACTCTTCAACTTCCTTACCAGCTATCGCCATAGAGTGAACACGGTTTGCAATGTTCTTAGCTCCATCGGTGATCATTTTTATGTGTGCCGTCTCAATAGGATCAATAACACCGCGTAGAATTAAATCACGTGTAACTAAATCACCCGCGGCCTTTCCGTTCTTTAAGCGAGCCGTCTCAATATCCTCTATTATCTTTGTAGCTTTAAGCCAATCAATAAAAGAGGCAACATTACCAAAACGTTTAACTAATTTCTTTAAGGGCCAATCTGATAATTTACGAATTTGTTCAGGAACATACTCCATGCCCTCAATATCAAATTCCGATTCATCGTTAGAACCCGCGGCTGCCTTTAAATTATTTAACTTACCTTTTCGGCCACTTGACTCTACACCAGATGGATTAACTACCACTGTACTCGATATTTCGTCAGCATCTACTTTTGGCTTACTATGTTTCTCAAGGTACGCTTTTGATTGAGGGTGAGAAAGATCAATTTTTTTGCCGTCAAAAGCTTCCGCAAGTTTTCCGCTATTTATGGCTTTTTGAATTGATGACTGTTGCACCCCTGCTAAACCAGCGAACCGATTCCTAGTCACTAAATTTTTTTTCATACTTTATTATACACCTATTTCTGGAGAGGGCAAATATTACCAAAATGTAACTTTTTCCGAGAGAGGGGGGTAATGCGAGAAAGTCCGGTAAGACTCGCATTACCCTCATCACTTGAACGGATTATATCAGCAAAACCAGAATGATTAATCATAGGAATAAAGTTATTCT